GGGTGGATTCGCCCGAGGGTCAGTTGGTGCTGTATCTCGCCAGAACCCTTGATGGTGGTGGCATCGCGGACACCGCGAAGGCGGCCCTGTCCGCCCGGTTGATGGCCGCTCACGAGCGTGCGACGTACGGCGCACCGGTCGAGCCGGATGCGCTCGACGAGATCGCGAAGCGACGTCGCGCGAAGATTGTCGCGAGTGAATGAGCTTCGTCGAACCGGCGTATCTATGGGTGCCCGATCACGTTGGCACGTATGGCGATGAGGTTATCGATGTAGCGAAGCTGGCTGGTCTGAATCTCGATGCGGAGCAAGAGTTAGCGATCCGCTCAATGATGGTGCACGACAAGTACGGCAATTATGTTGCTTCAGAGATATGCATCATCGAGGCGCGGCAGAACGGTAAGACGACGCACGTGCTCATCCCTATCGCGTTATGGGATCTCTTTCTACGTCCACCGGATGACATCATCTGGACGGCGCACCGGTTCAAGACGAGTTCGCTTGCGTTCACTGATATCCAGAACATGATCGATGGAACGTATGAGTTCCGCCGTCGAGTAAAGAAAATCATCGGCGGTCACGGCGAGGAGTCGATCGAGTTAATCAATGGCGCTGTGCTGTACTTCCTCGCGCGCTCTAAGTCTGGTGGCCGTGGCCTCGGTGGGAAGCGACCGACGCTCGATGAGGCATTCGCGTTGCAGTCCGGGCAGTTGGGTGCGTTGCTGCCGACGATCCTGGCACGACCCGATGCGCAAGTCATGTATGGGTCGAGTGCATGTCTGACCGATAGCGATGTGTTGCGCGAGTTGGTGAAGCGTGGCCGTGCGTACAACGATGACACGTTGGCTTACGTCGAGTGGTGCGCGCAAGGCGGATGGGACAAGCCTACGTGTGCACTGCGGAACTGCAATCATCACCGGTCGATCGAGGGTTGTGCGCTGGATCGACCGGAGAACCATCAAGCGGCGAACCCGGCTTACCTTCGTCGGATCATGCCGCGATCGATTGCGACACTACGCAAGGCGATGACGCCGCAAGAGTTCGGCCGCGAGATCCTCGGGTGGCACGATCCGGAACCGATCGGCGCGGTACAGCCGATCGCGCTCGGCGACTGGCAGGCATGTCGTGATGAGTTGTCACGTGTGCACGGTCCGGTGTGCATCATGTTCGATGTGTCGCCGGATCGATCGACCGCTGCGATTGCGATTGCGGGCAAGCGCGAAGACGACATTGATCACGGTGAACTGATCAAGTATGACGATGGAGTCGATTGGTTGGTCGATGAAATCGTGAAGCTGTCTAGGGAATTGAAATTACGTCGCATTCGTATGGACGGTAAGACGCGACCCGCGATCGTATGTGATCCAGCCGGACCGGCCGCCGCCTTGCTTCCTGCGCTCCGTAAGCGGAAGATCGATCCCGTGTTGATGACCGCACGTGATATGGGCGCGGCTTGTGGTGGGTTGCAGGATGCCGTCGCGGCTGGACCGTCCGCGTGGCGCCATATCGGGCAAGGGCAGGTGGATCTCGCCATCGAGGGTGCAGTCAAGCGTGACATTGGTGACGGCGCATGGGCGTTCGGGCGTAAGGTGTCCGCGAAAGTTTCCGTCGATATCTGCCCGATTGTGGCCGTTGCGGGTGCAAGATGGGCGCTAGCGGTGAGTAAGCCCCCGTTCGAGTGGCCGGATGACGTTGATCTGTATGGCGACAAGGCGAAGGATGACAGCGAATGACTGTAGTGACACCGGATCAGCTAGCGGAAATCAATGCACGCGCTCGCTCGATTCACTTCACGACAACGATTCTCACTGTCATCGCTGCACTGTTCTTCTCGATCGGCTTCGTCTTCTCGTCCATATGGCTTGCGATCGTCTGGTGTGCGGTTGCAACGAAGGTTGGATGGCAGGCCGGTGCACGTCGTGCCGAAAATGACGACGGATGACGACACTACTCGATCGCATCGCGCGCGAGCGACAGTCGAGGGTGAAGAAGGCTGCGACATATGCAGAGCCGCCATTCTGGGCACAACCGGAGCCGTTGTTCGTTGGCAGCACGCCGACCCGCGAGAAGATCGATGTATTCTTCGAGAACCTCATCGCGGATGGTCTCAAGGCATCAAGTCCATTGCTCGGATGCACGCAACGTCGTGCACAGGTCTTCAGTCAGGGCCGCTTTCAATGGATTAGGCACAAGAACGGCATTCCGTCCGATCCGTTCGGCACGAACGACACGCTAGGCATCCTCGAACGACCATGGCCGCTTGGCACGACCGGCGAACTGTTGACACGCATGGAGATCGACGCATCCGCCGCGGGTAACAGCTACTGGACGCAATGCGATGACGCGGGCAATCTCGGCAAGTCTGCTACCGGTACCGGTCTGCGACTGGTACGTCTGCGGCCGGACTGGTGCACGCTCATCATCAATGCGCCATCGGGTAACCCGTTCGGGCCAGATACTCGCGTGGTCGGACTTGCATACGACGTGCCGATCCGGCAGGGCAACTACGAACAGAGATCGTGGCTGTTCGTCGTGGGTGAATTCATCCATTACAGCCCATTGCCCGATCCGATTGCGCGATTCCGTGGCATGTCGTGGATGACGACGGTCCTCGAAGAGATCGCGACCGACAAGGCCGCAACGATCCACAAGGGCAAGGTGCTCGCGAATGGTGCGCATTTCGGCCATGCCGTCAAGTTCGACAAGGACATCGAAGAGGATGCGTTCTTGCGCTTCATTGCTCGATTCAATAAGGAGCATCGGGGACCGGAAAAGGCATGGAAGACGTTATTCCTTACACCCGGTGCCGACATGGTTCCTCTCTCGATGGACTTGCATCAGCTTGACCTGCGAGCGCTGCAAGGCCACGGCGAGACACGAGTCTGCGTCGCTGCTGGCGTGCCCGCACCGTTGACCGGTGTCTCCGAAGGGTTGGCCGGAAGCGCGCTCAATGCGGGCAACTTGACGGCATTGCGCCGACTCTTCATCGATACCACCATCCGCGACCTATGGAATAAGGTTGCGCCATCGTGCCAAGCGCTCATCAAGCCGCCGCCGTCACGGTTCAACGAAGGACCACCCGAACTCATCATTGATTCACGTTTCATCCCGTTCGTGCGCGAGGATGCGAGCGACGCCGCGAACGTGCAATCGACCGAAGCTGCGACGATCACGGCGCTGACGCGTGAAGGTTTCACACCTGAATCGGCGATCGCCGCGGTGCGCAACCATGACTGGACCTTGCTCGTTCACACGGGCGCATTGAGCGTCCAGCTTCATACACCCGGTGAATCGCCGACGCCCGGTAACGGCATGGTTCCGATGAACGGCAACGGCATGACCTCGATGATGGCCGCGATGGGAGCGAACAGCAATGGACATTAAGCGTCTGCGCCGCATCGAGGTCAAGGATGCCAGCAAGGGTGAGGTCACGGCGGTATTCGCCACGCTCAATGTGGTCGATCACGACAAGGACGTGACGTTACCGGGTGCGTTCAAGTCTGGCAGCGACGTTGTCATCTCGGCTTACGGACACCAGTCCTGGGACGGGAAGCTGCCGGTTGGATCGGGCACGATCGAAGAGACATCGAGCGAAGCACTGTTGCACGGCAAGTTCTTCATGGATACAACGCAGGGACGTGACACATTCACCACGGTGAAGAACCTTGCTGCACAAGGACTCGGCGAATGGTCATACGGATACGAGATTCTCGAAGCGGATCATGGAACCTTCGAGGGACAGGATGTCCAGTTCCTCAAGTCGTTGCACGTCGCCGAAGTCTCGCCCGTCCTGGTCGCCGCGGGTATCGGCACCCGGACGACCGGCGTCAAGTCCGGCACGCAGTCGAATGACAGCAAGATCGACACCGATCCGTATGCATCGGCGATCAAGCCGCACGAGACGAAGACCGTCGATCGCGAATGGTCGCACGTCGAGGCGTATACCGCTGTTGTTGATGGTGACATCAAGTCGTTGCGCGAGATGTTCGGATGGGTGAATTCGACCGGTGACCCGGAAGCCAAGTCGAGCTATGGTGTGCTGCATCATCACGCGGACGGTTCGGCGAACCTACGTGCATGCATGCTGGCGATCGCCGAGATGTCACTCGGGAAATCCGTTGTGCCGCAACGCGATCAGCGTTCGGTCTGGAATCACGTTGCCTCGCATCTTGCTGCGGGTGACATCGAGCCGCCGGAGATCGGCTCGCTCAATGATGGTGGCATGAAGTTCTTCAGCGAGGCGGTGCTCGTCATGGCCGCACTATCCTCGCTGAATGTTCGCGCGTCTGACGTCGTGGCGATGCGCGCGGTAAAGGGAAAGGCAATGGCGTCGCAATCTGCGCTATTGCTCGAATGGTGCCTTGATGAAGTGAAGTCATTGCGCCGAGTGCTCGATACCCCCAATGAAGACGCAGCGCGTGAACTGCTGCGCTTCATCCGCGATGCACGAAAGGACATCTGATGTCGACGACATTTCCCGCACTCGACACGGTCGAGGGTGAGATCAGCAAGCTACAGAAGGATCTCAATACCGTCTTCACCGAGGCCGGTGATGACATCGACCTGACGAAGGTCAAGCACGTCAAGGGCGACTCGCGCGCGATCGCGGCGCAGATCCGCTCATGGAATGACGAACTGACCGACAAGGGCAAGGCACGCGAGGATCTTCTTGCCACCCTGAAGGCAGCCGAGCGCGCGAAGACTGCCGGTGACCAGAACGGTACCGGCGAAGGCGGTTCGGAAGGCAACGGCGGCAAGGGTTCGACGACTGCCTCGACGAAGACCATCGGTCAGATCTTCATCGAGAAGGGCGGACACAAGAACCGCGAGTCCGGCACCGGTCCGGTCGTGCACACGGATTACGACGTCAAGACGCTGATGACCACGTCGGCCGGATGGGCGCCCGAGATCACCCGTACCGGCGTGCTGGTGCCGTTCGCGACGCGACCGATTCAGGTCGCGGACGTGATCCCGACGACGACAACGATTCAGACCGGTGTGCGGTACATGGAGGAAACAACCTTCACGAACGCCGCGGTCGAGACGAACGAAGCCGGTACGTACCAGGAAGCAACGCTGGCATACACTGAGCGCACGTCGAACGTTCGCAAGATCGCGGTCTTCCTGCCGATGACCGATGAGCAGCTTGAGGACGTTACGCAGGCTCAAGGCGTCATCGACAACCGGCTGCCGTTCATGGTGCGCCAGCGGCTCGACCTTCAGATCAT